TGCTGAAATGCTAAGTTGTGGCTGGGTTTGGGAGAGAGGTTCTACAAAATAGAACAGGGGCATTCAAGAAGCCTATAAAGGAGAAATCTGTGCCACATGACACATATGCTCTTAAAGTCGGCGATTTGATATCAGTTTTTGCAGATCCACCCCAAGCCCCTGGATTGTAAAATCTCATATCCAAATCAATTGAATCAGAAGCCATGCCATAAAGTCGATCGATATCTGCCACTACCCCAAGCTTTGCTGACGCAACACTGTTCCTATCAAATGATCTAATAGTATCATTAGTAGATAAAAACTTGGCAAGGGAGTACTGGGGGACGTCTATGCTAACGGAATTGCCAAACACAGAGGTATTCAATTCTGACCCTCTTATAGTTTGTAAAGCTCTGTTTGAAATTAGAGAAGAGTACTGCTGGGACGACAAGGTTGCGCCATTCTGTATCATAGTATTCCAAGTTTGGAATCCTGGATACCTATGGGACCTAGAAGCCACCAGTGATAACAAAACAGGCTCGTTAGGGGCCGTCAGCGAACCACTCACAGCATAACCAGGAGACATGGTAGCCGGCACATCTGGAACGAATTTCCATCTGAATGAACCTCTATAACCCACGAACATACCTTTCAAAAATGTAAAAGGCGTCAATGGGACATAATTATATCCATTAGATCCACTCGTAAGTCCAGAATTACTTAGAAATGTAGGTGGAGTTATCCCGAATACTGCACCATCCTTGACTTTGTCAACTGCCAAACCACCGTATGTGTGCTCTCCCGGCGATATTGGTTCTCTCGGTATAGTCAACTTTGCAGACAAGACTCCTCCAATTTGACCAGTGCCACCAGCTGAAACCACCCCAGGGCTAACAAAACCATAGTCAGAAGATCTATGCAACAACACTCTCAGTGATTGGATTTTCTCTCCATTGTAAATCTCAGCGTCAAAAGGTTTGTGATCTGACGGAACGGACGACGTCGTGTAATAATCTTGCGTAAGCGTGATATACTTTACTTGGTCCTCCGATCCTGGTCTAGAACCGTATGCGATACTAGTGCCAGGTTGTACAGGTTGTGCAAATTCCAATCCCTCCACTGAAATAAAGCACATGATGTAAACACCCACTGCATTAGGTCCCAACAATTGATTCAAAACTGTCATATTAACAAAGCCATTGTGGAATCTTGGATCAAGATTAATCATTGCATTACTCTTCCCATTCAATTTATAATTGTAACCAGTATTAAGAGTCGTATATTGCCAATGTCCTAGATTCAACATTTGGGTAGATGCTGTGAAAGGCACCTCAAACTCAAAATTCTTTGTCTCAGTAATATCCCAGATCTTTGAGAACACAAAACCTTCTTTGAACGTGCCACCCAGCGTGGAATCATAATGCATACGCAAGCGGCCCCTGTGATACTGGGAAGCAACTGCAGTAAAATGGTATTTCAGTTTGCCTCTCCACATACCGAATAACGATGAAACATAACCAGCAGGTGACTGCGTGATTGCATCTACTGTTTGTCCGGCTGTGTTAGTGCTCAAAGAGACGTGATTGTGGATCTCCGGGGTGACATTAGCCTTAAAAATAGATAGCCCCTTCGCATCAGAGATAGTCCAATCAGCGACACCAACACAAGTCTTGCACTTTCCAAACTGGTCAATTTCCAGCTCATCGCTCCAAGATTCGGTGGGGGCCATAGATAACCCAGAATGTGGTGCCAATCCAAGATAACGCGAAGTTGAGTTGATATCCACAGCTGTTAAAGCGGGTAAGACATTCGCCTGAACAACAGTGGCTGGTCTCTCATCAGGTTCGTTAGACATGCCTAGAAGAGACATAACCTTAGCTGAGGCTTTTGAAATAGCTCCAGCTTTGGCCAAATAGCCACCAATAATAGGCACGTCCTTAAAAGAAGTCATGGCTGAGCCAGCCGCTGCAACAACTCCGGAAGTCAGCACGAAGCTGGGCCCTTCTAGTTCTACGTCTGACATCCAAGCAAAAACATTGATAGTCGCAACACCACCTGTCAGCGTCTGAGCAACCTTCAAAGGCACGGCTGTCACAAAAACCAAAGAACCAAATTGGTACAACTCCATGCTATTGGCAGAGTAAGTATTGTCCACGTAAGGTAAAGACCTAAGCTCAATGAATTCCTTGGGGTACAAAAATGGAATGTTAAAATCCAAGGAATTACAATCCTGAGGATATAGAAAACCATTAAGCCTCTGGGTAACTCTCATCAAAGCACTATCATCCGATTTTGCCATTGTAGTATAAGCAGATAAGCTGCCTCCTGAGAAAGATCTCAGACAATCATAATTAACAATAGAATCCGGATTGGTAGTTGAGCTATTCCCATATTCAGTAGTCAAAGGAGCCCACGAAACATTGATAGCACCAAAATGAAAAGGAGATGCGTTCAATTCTAATTTCAAATGTAAATTGCCTCTTATCTTTGAATATCCTTTGATTTTATCCCAATTTGATGTAATGGTAGGGTCAAATAGTTGGGCCAAGGGGGAAATCGAAGTGTTAATAGATCCCCCCTCAATCCATGGTAAAGTTTGAATCAATTGGGGTCTGGAAAACCATGGTGTTATTGTGGAATCCACCCCCTTTGTAATAGGAACTATATTAGTCCCCGAGTCAATAATGTCCTGTTCAGGATCTTGAAAGTCGATAATTTGATCAGCAGTACTATTTATAAAATTGGCTCTTGTACTAATCCGCCAAAGTTTGTTTGTTCCTAAGTATACCACTCTCAAATTTAGAGGTTTGCTCACGGTAGTTTCTTGTTGGATCCTCTCACACTCTCGGAACCGAGCGCTAAGTAACTATCCAACAAAGATTAAGAGGATAAGCAAAGCTTGCCATTAACCAATGCCCAAATTTCATTATCGCCTGGGCTAAGCGAGATTCTGTTCAACCTAAATGGTGTTTTCCGTAACCGGACACCCACCGGTACTTCCTATCATTACTCAGGACCCCCCACCGGGGCCCGCCCAGAGCGATAATACTCCGGTTCCCAATTCTCATAATCCCCAGGACCATAAACAACTGAGAAATAATCGTACGCTCCAAGTGAATGATCCCAATCATCCCCAGCCGTTTCTGTTGCTGGAATCAATGGTAAAAAGCCGGCCCCGTGAGGTTGACTTAAATCCCAATCTCTCCAAAGCCGTACATACACCGAATCGCAAGCCGAATACCATGATTGGAATGAATGATATGCTCCCGTAGCATCAGGCCACTGGGCAACATGGGCGATTCCGTGAAATCCATAATAAAATCCATAATCTTCAAAAATTTCACTCCAATTCCCATTGTAAACGCTGCTAAGATATTTTGGGCAACATCTAACTCCCGGAAACACGACACACAGACCTCGCATGTTAGCATTGATCCAAATAGCCAATATATTAAAGGTCAAATGGAACAAACACCGCAGCCAGAAATTGTCAATAAAAGCGCTAGCAATGTGCATTCCAACTGCAGGTACAGCAGCCCACGAAAACCCAAAAGTTAAGATCTTGTGGCGCCATTCTTCCCAAGCAAATACTGTGCACCAAATCACCAGCGCAATTCTGTACCAATGCTGAGGCACAATAAATCCATAATCCAATTTAGCAAAGAATGCTACTCCATGCAAAACCCACTTCCCGCTAGCCTTAAAAGGCTCTTCCCACAAAGGTGCGAGTAAAGTAAACCACATCACGGAAAATATTTGATAGCACTCCGGGTTGTAGTACGCTCCCAGAGTCTGAAGTAGCCCGATTGGCAATCCAGACTGTTCCTTAAGAGCATCCCATCTATCCACAGCAGCTTCTCTAAAGCCCTTGTCAATCTCCTCCACTGACTTGAATCCTTCTGATGGCCAGCTCAAATGAGCACACGCATCTTTGATATCCTTCCTAATTCTTCCACCGTCAGTATCTGGCGACAGATGCACGGAATTTTCCCAACAGGATCGTAGACAATCCATACCATGAAGCTGAGCCTCCTGGCCGTTCTTCCTCCAGCTTGTGAATGTCTTACTGAAAGATGACAAGTCCAGCGGTGCATACCAAAAACCGAGCCTAAATAAGAAGCCTCTTTTGAGAAATGCCAAATCCTTTGGATCATCGAAATCCTTCTCCTTAGCATCGCTCTTATCTGCCGGTGTGTAGCTAACTCCAATGGTTTTCAATTCAGAATGAATGACCCAATAATTGAAATTAACTACCATAATCGAAACAGAGATCAAATTGTCATCACCATAAGTCATCATCTTGACCTGGACGAAGAACAAGTGAACGTCGTTGCCTACCCGTATCCAAACATACATGATAAACAAGATATTCACAATACAGTTAACATGAACTGTCAAGGGATTACCTGAGGGATTCGTACCCGCTACCGTGAAAATATCACTATCAAAGATAACGGTAGGATTGATCGCTTCAGCCGCCCACGATTTGGCAGCCTCAATCAAAGAGGGATCGTAATTTCCCGAAGCTTCTAACAATCCAATTATAATGAAATAAGCAGCTCGTGTGAAAAGAGGAGACATATTCTGGTCATAATTAGTATAGTCTCCAGCAATGATCCTATTTATCCCAAAGGAAGAAATCCATAACCACAGCAATCCCCAAATCTTACTACTTGCGTTCATTCCAACTGCAGCCCAGGAAATAAAGAAATTCCTCTGTGCCATACGAATATATGATCCAAAAAGCATACGCCCAGCTAAAACAACAAACATGTTAGCAGCGCAGAAAATCCGAGGGCCTCGAGTCCTATTTTTATCCGCAGATATGGGCTCATCCTTCTGAGACCCTTTGTAAGGATAATTGAACGGGTTACCATTTAGTAGAGATGCAAAGTAATTGGAATAATCATTGTTTAACTTCGGTGGCAAATAATACTCATAGCCACAGGCATATTCAGTACTCGCTCGCTGTTCCAGCAATTGTAATTTTGCTTTATTCCATGGGAAACCTGCGCTCGTGTCATACTTTAATTTCTCCACCCACGTTATATCATCCCGACCATTTATAGCCTCTTTGAGGTTCAGAGGGGCTAGCAAGGAAAGCTCTTTCTTTTCAGAGTAAGCCGTCTTCCAATGATTAAGCAAAGCCAGTTTTGCAGTAGATAAGACCTTACTATCGATTTTGTGCGAAATCTTCCCCACTTGCTCTAGATAGTGTCTCTTTGACTTCCAATCAAAAATTGGAACCTCCTTAGTTGATTCATAACCTCGAGTGAAAAAGAAGTCTTTGTACGGGGGATCTCCAACCGCTGAGCTACCATGACCACAGGCTGATTTTAATTTGCCCTCAAAAGTCATATTGGCTTGCAGACAGGGCTCAAAACCGTGAAGGAGTGGATTACCTGGAGATGGTTCACCATCCAAGGGGACATATTGGGAATTTTCCCCAACAACATTTCCCTTAGGCACAAAACTAAAAGTTCCCTCTGAGGAGCTTGTTATACTCCTTATTGCGTTTTTCAGATAAGAACGTCCAATGAAGGAGGACAAGATTTGTCCCCCCCCTTCCATAGATTGAAATCCCAAAATTGCAGTCCCTGTGACACTTTGGGCTACTAATGTGGCCCCACTATGACCAGGGCCCCTACCTCTAGCACTTACCACTGACATGGCAGTTGTTAAAAAGTGAGGATCGAATTTTGGATTATGGCGGATTGAGTACTTAGTCATTTGAGACACTAGCTCCCAACCCGTCGGTTCCACAAATCTACACTTGTAGTCTTCTTTAAGAGCATCGTTGGTTTCTAAAAAATAATCTACCAAACTGTCTCTTGACGGCATAGAAGGGATATCTAACAGAAGAAAATCGTTCGACACGTCAACATATGAAGTTGAAGTATTTATCAAAAATTTATGCTTGATCTTCATTCCTGTAGTGCCAGTAAAAACCAATTCACCACTAACGGCTGCTAATCGATTGGATGACATGAATGGCATGGTTCGCTCTACTGCTGCATGAGCCACAGTT